TGCTGTCCGAGTCGCCCTTGACCTGGACGTTGGCCCCGCCCTTGAAGTAGATTTTTGTCGGCATGTTGCCTCCTGTTAGCTGTTCCCGCCCCGCTCGTCGTCGCGCACCTTGCGGCGCACTGCCTCGCGGAGCTCGTCGTCGTCGTCCCTGTGCTGCCCGACCAGCAGCCACCACAGCGACAGCACCACCAGGGCCAGCGCGAACCAGCCCAGCGCCACTACCACGACCTTTTGCAGCAGTGTCAGTGCTGCCCATCCCTCGTTCATGGTTTGCCCCCCTCCACGACGGCCGCCCACTCGGACACGTTCCTCGAGGCGTGCTCGTCGGTGTAGATGGCCCACGCCATCAAGGCGAGGGCGGCGAGGAGGACCAGAAGGGAGAACTTCATGATGTCCTTTGCCCTCGCCGCCCAGGCCTTCATTTCTTCTCCGGCTTCTCGAACATGTCGGACGCGTGGTCCTTGTAGGCTATCTGCCGCAGATGCCGCAACACACCGAGCTCTGGCGGCTCGGCGCCGGGCAGGAACGGCCCGCCCTTCTCGGCCTCGGCTATCATACTGTCAATGGCCCCGCGCACGGCCACCACCGTGTAGCCGTCGCTGCGGTTGTGTCCGAGGTCCTGCTTGAGCTGCTCTATCTTGGCCTTGAGTTTTTCCGTTTCGGACGGCTCGGTAACGGCCCTCTCTAGTGGCTGACCCATCACGCCCTCCAGATGTTGTCGTGCTCGCCGGGCCCGGTGCGGACCAGCTCGACGGGCACGTCGATGGTCTTCTCGATTTGGTTGACGAGGGCCCTGGTGTCCGGGTGCAGCCCGCCCCATGTGGTGACCCGGTAGTTGCCCCGCCTGTGGAAGTCGGCGAAGGTCAGGGCCAGCGAGTCGTAGCCGTTGAGCAGGTGCGATTTGTGGAGCTCCTCTAGCGAGAAGTCGAACAGCCGCTCCTCCTCGGCCTGCTCCGGCTTGAGCGACGCCTGCCAGCGCGAGGTGTCGCCCTGCAGCCGCCTGTGGTGTGGCAGGCGCAATGAGGTCCGCTGCTCGATTTCGTCGAAGCTGACCTCGCGGCCGGCAGACGGACCGCTGGGGCCGGGCACGCGCATCAGTACCATGCGGAACACGCCCACGACGCGCCGGATGCGCTTGTGGTCGAACCCCATCTCGCCGGCGATGGCCGGCACCGTGACGTTCTTGGCCGTGCAGAACGGATAATAGCCGTGGTCGAGCGACAGCAGCGCCCCCTGCGAGCCCTCGACCAGCCCGGGCCCGTCGTCCTCCGCGACGTACTCCGGCACGGAGCGCAGGTTGCGGCCCAGGGCCTGGCGCAGCGTTTCGCAGTCGCCTATGAGCTGCGTACCGGGCCGGCGCCGCACCTTCTCGGCCACCGCCGCCCCGATGCCCCAGCCGGTAGTGCCGCGCTCGTTGCCGATGGCCAGATTCGCGGTGGCGTGCTCGGGCTTTAGCCACATGGCGTGCGGGTCCACCACGACGCGGTCGAGCGGCAGGCCAAGGTGCGTCGCCTCGCGAATAAGGTGCTCCGGAATGAAGCAGTGGCCGGCACCCAGCACCGCCACGATGTCCGGCCGGTAGCATGCGGCTGACGGCAGGACCCTGGCGCAGAAGTCGCAGGCCTGATGAATGAACCGGTGCTCCGCGTTCTGTGCGCCCACCCGCCCGGTCCAGCGGTAGGGCTCCCCGTTGGCCGTCGCTCGGTCGGCGAGCAGCTTGGCTATCATGCCCTTGCCCTCGTCCCCGAACTGGCCGCCCACTACAAAGTCGACGTTTTTCATTCGTCCTCCTAATTGGAATTGAGATGCCCGGCTATCGTACCACGCCATGACAGACCCTGTCAAGTGGTAACCCGCTCACCGAGCTCCGGCACAGCCGGGGCGCCGTGCTCATCGAACGTTATCGTCTTCATGGCGTCCTTTCCCCAGGTGTAGCCCATCTTGCCCTCGGCCACGACGGGCACGTCAAACGCGAAGTCCTCCATGGCCTGCTTGATGGCCGTTGACCACTCGGCCTCTTGGCCGACCGGTATTTCGAACAGGACCTCGTCGTGCACCTGCAAGACCTGGTGTGCGTCGCTGCCGACTAGCAGACCGTGCAGGCGCGTGATGGCTATGCGCATCATCTCGGCCACGCCGCCCTGGATGAGGTTGGACATGGCCTTGTGCGTTTCGTCCTCCTGCCGGTAGTGCCGCAGCCGGCCGGTCCACATCGGAATCCTGCGGTCGCGGGTGGCGATGCGCTGGGCCGTGCTGTAGAGCTTGCGCACGCCCGGTATCAGTCGGTTGTAGCGGTCGAGGTAGTCCTTGGCCTCGGCCCTCGGAATGCCGAGCTCCTCGGCCAGCGTGTCGGGCCCGACGCCGTAGACTACGCCGAAGTTGATGCGCTTGGCCAGGTCCCTCGGCAGGTTGAGCCGCGTGGCCGTTTCGCCGTGGATGTCCTTTTCGTTCTTGAAGGCATCCAGCAGGAACTCGTCCTTGGCATAGTGCGCCAGGATGCGGAGCTCGATTTGCGACCAGTCCCAGCTCATGAGCACGTAGCCGGGCGGCGCCACGATGAGGTCACGAATCCTGTGTGTGTCGCTGCCCTTGGGCAGGGCCTGCATGTTGGGGTGCCGGCAGGACAGCCGGCTCGAGATGGTGCCTATAAGCGACAGGTCCGGGTGAATGCGGCGGTGCTCGTCCATGAGCTCAAGGAACCCGCCGTAGAAGGTGTTGGCCGCCTTTCCCCACGACCGGCTCTTGACGAGCAGCTGCGCGATGGGGTGCTTGCACACGGCCAGGGCCTTCTTGTCGGTGGCCTTTTGCTTCAGTATCTTGCGGAGCTGCGGCACGGAGTCCGGGTTGAAGTCATGGCCGACCAGCGCCTTCATCTGCTCGTAGATTTCGGCCTTGCGTGTGGTGGCCTGTTTCAGGTTGGCCGCGCAGCCGGCCGGGTCTATCAGCACGCCGCGCCTCTCCATGGCGACGATGGCCCCCAGGTACTCGTTCGTGTCTGGCCACAGGTGGCCGATGCCCTGCGCCTCGAGCTCCTTGGTGTAGAACCGGGCCAGCTGCCAGGTCAGCCGGACGTCCTGCTCGGCGTACGGCGCGACCTCCTCCGGCGTCAGGTGCTGCATGTCGCCCTTGCCGAGCTTGCGCTCCTTGAGCTTGGCCAGCAGGTCGCGCTCGGCCTGCGAGGCGTTGGCGTTGATGTACTTGGAGCCCAGGTGCTTGAGGGCGAAGGACATCTCGTTCTCGTTGGCCAGGTGGGCCGCGAGCATGACGTCGACGAGCTGGTTGTGCACGACCAGGCGCTCGGCCTCGGTGAAGTGGACGTCGAACTTGAGATTGAAGCCGACCAGGGTGCGGTCGGGGTCGGCCAGCAGCGGCGCCAGCCGGTAGAGCTCCTCTATTGGTAGGTTGCAGCCGGCGCGGTGCCTGAACGGCACATAAAAGGAGTCGCCGTCTGTCTCGCCGGTCATGTCCGGAATGAGCACGGCCACGCCTATCAGCCAGTCGCGGCCGAATGCGTCGAGCCCGGACGTTTCGAGGTCGTACACGGTGACGGCTGGCCCGTTGCGCAGGTCGGCCAGCAGGGCCTGGTACTCGTCCTTGCTCCGTATCAGCACCGTGTCCTCCTTCCGATGTGGCGGCCCGGGGCCCCCGTGGACCCCGGGCTCGCTCTCCTGTGGCCTTCCTTGGCCTCTCCGTGCCCTTCCCTTGGGCTCGGACCCCCTAGAACGGGGTGGTGTCGCCCTTGGCCAGCTTGACGCTGTCCTCGTTGGGCGGGTGCACGCGCTGGACCTTGTGCTGGAGCCGGTTGTCGTACGTTTCGTGCGCGACCTCGATGATGCAGGGCCGCCCGAGCACGTCGCTCTTGCGGAACTTGGCGATGCTGCCGGCTGCCGCGATGCCGATGGCGTCCAGGGCCTCGGCCGTTTTCCATCTGGCCTGGGGGAGCAGGGAGGTCCAGAACCGGAGCTCCATGTCCTTGTTGTTGCCGGCCGTGATGCGGAACTGCCAGACGTACTGCGGGTTGCCGCTCTTCGACTCGGCCCGCTCGAAGTCGATGACCTTGGCGTGGTGCAGTCCCTCGTCGGCCATGGGGAAGCCGCCTTGGACGTCGGTGAAGTCTTCCTCGAAGACGTCCTCAGCGGCGGCCGTGTTCTGCGGCAGGCCGGCCGGCGTGTTGGCCTTGGGTGTGTCCGCGCTGGGCGCGGGTGCCCCCTTGGGCATTGGGATGTTGGGGTTTTTCGGCATGGTGTCCTCCTTATTTGCCGAGTACGTGGTTGATGATGACCGGGATGGACGGGTCCTCGATGACGAGGCCTAGCCGTTGGCCCGGGCTGCGGTCTTTGGCGACCCACTTGCCGAACGGCCGGCACAATAGGCGCCTGGAGCTCTCGCCCTGCTCCTCCGGGCGGCTCGCGCCATCGGCGCTGTCGACGTACATGTAGCCGATGACGTCCATGTAGCCCATGACGGCCGAGCGCAGCTTGGGCGTGAGCGCCGGGTGCGACACCTCGTTCTTGTCCTTGTCCTGCGAGGTAGCGTCGTGGCAGGAGAAGAACACGTGCATGGGCAGGTCGCGGAACTGGCGCACGACGCGCCGGAGCTGCTGGGTGCTGGTACCGTAGTCGTCCCGCCACACGTCGTCGAGCGACTCGCGCTTGGCCCCGGCGCTGCTGGTCTTGCCGACCAGCTTTTTGACGATGTGCTCTAGGTTGACCATTTGGAGCTCGGACAGCGAGTCGATGCCGACCGACTTGTACGGATGGTCGCCTTTGGCCAGGTACCAAAAAATGCTCTCCAGGTGGTCGAACCCCTGAAGGTCGACGACGTCGGGCGGCGTCTTCAGGCCCAGGGTGCCCGAGTCGGACACGCTGAGCATACCGCCCTCCACGTTGATGAGCAGTATCGGCGCCGTGAGCTCATGCAGGTTGGCCGTGGCCAGCAGCGACGTCTTGCCGACGCCGGGCGGGCCGTAAATGAGCATCTTGAGCTTGTAGCTGCCGATGTGCGGCTTGTAAATCCTGATGTCCGGCAGGCCGGTCGGTGGTGCTTGCACCGCTGCCTGCTCGGGCTCCATTGTCGCCCCCTCAGGCGCTGGGCTCAGTGTCGGTCCAATCGGCCTGGGGGTCTTGGTGAGTGCCATTCGTTTCCTCCTCTCTAGATTTTTTCGCCTCGAACTGATTCTCGATGATGTACTCTACATCTCCTCCTTTCACCGACTCCAAGCACAGCTCTCGGTACGGGCACCGACCGCAGACGAGGAACGACTCGCTGCGGTAGATGTGCTTTTTGGCGCTGCGCATGTCCCAAATCCGGCGCTCCATGTCGCGGGTGAACAGCCGGACCTCGACTAGCGGCCGGTAGATGTGGTTGCGCTTGAAGAACACGAAGTCGGACAGCTTGTTCTCCATGTCGAGGTAGTTGGTCAGGTCCAGGCCGTGCGCTACCACGGCCCCCTTATAGGTAGGCCAGTCGGTGTAGACCTTGGCCTTGGACAGCGAACCGTCCTTATTGACAGCCGGCAGAGCCGGCAGGCGGGCCAGGAGCTGGTTGTAGACGGTGCCCACCACGTGGTAGCCCAGCCGGTGCGCAGCGTACTGATAAACGCCAATCTGCCCGTCCAGCTCCAGGTCCTCCTCACTACGAAAGCTGCGCTGCGGGAACTTGTGCTCCATGAGCCAGAGCTTGCCGTCCTTGTCCCGCACGATGGCGTCCCAATAGCCGATAAGCTTGGCCGCGATGCCTCGTATCGGGATTTCGAACTTATGCTCGACCAGCACCGGCTCGAACGTGTCGGGGTAGGCGTCCAGGTAGCGCGGCATGATGCCCAGTACCAGGTCGGCGATGGCCTTTCGCTCCTCGATGTCCTCGTCGAACAGCGGCCCCTTCCTGACTTCACGGTCGAGCCAGATGCCGACGGCCTCGCGCCAGTCCTCACCGCGCAGCGCTGCGGCGACGGCCACGTGGCCGCAGGCGCCCGTAGAGGGCGCCCGCTCCGTTTTCTTTGGTACAATGCCCCTGATGTAGACCCAGGCCCACCGCTGCCGGCATGTGCACCAGGCCTGAATCTCGGACCAGCTTATGTTGCGGTTTTCCATGGTGAGCGCCTAGTATAGCACGGCCTGACAAACCCTGTCAAGTACCCGCCTCATTCCCACCCCCGCGCCTTCAGCTCGGCCTTGGCCTTGGGGTCGTCGTCCTCGGCCGCCTTGCGCAGGGCCGAGTGCAGCTTGGCGTCGTGCCCGGGCAGGAACATGCGCCCCGCCTTGGCCATGGCCTTGCAGCCGCACTCGCAGGGCTTCGCCTCGACGACGGCCGACACCTTGCGGCCGGCCGCTTTGGCCGCCTTTTCCTGGTGCTTGGCGATGTAGGCGTCCAGCTCCATGACCTTGACGACCTTGGCGCATTCCTCCTCCGTGAGGGTCGCCAGGTTGCGGCTCATGCGGTGCTTGTGGCTCCCGTAGATGAGGACGTCGCCCCGCCTGCCCGCTTCCTTCTTAACCTCGCAGTACCGCGTGATTTTTTCACGCGCCGTTAGTTCTGGCATGTCGTAGTGCTCCTTTTTTCTTGCTGATGACTGCCTCGATGATGCCGACCTTGCCTGCCAGCACCGCCTCCACCATCTCGTCGACGGTGTCGCGGGCGAGCAGCTCGACTATCTGGACCGGTCGAGTCTGCATGTGCGGGCGGGTGCGGTCAACGGCCTGTTCGTTGGTGGCCGGCGTCCAGTGCTTGTCCAGGAACACGACCAAGGACGCCGCCGTCAGTGTGATGCCGGCCCCTCCGGCTTGCGTGGTGGCTAGGAAGACCTGCACCTCGGGGGCGGTCTGGAACCTAGCGATTGCTTCATCTCGTTCCTCCTCTTTTGTTTCTCCGATTAGTATGACGTGGCCGATGTTCTCCCGCTCCAGCCGCCCGGCCGCGAGCTTGATGGCCTCGGCGAATTGAGAGAACACCAGCACCTTTTGGTCGGTGCCGTGTACGATGTCGAGCAGGGCGTCCAGCTTGACGCCGTCCGGCCGGCCGCCTATGAGCCCGGGCGACACGGCCACCTGCTTGCATCGCGTAAGCTGGGCCAGGATGCCGGGCGTCACGACGGTCGTGTCGTCGTTGACCTGGGCCATGGCCAGCCGTTCGATGTCCTGGTAGATGCGGAGCTGTTCGCCCTCGAGGTCGAGCCAGACCTGCTGGTAGACCTTGCGGGGCATGTCAGGGAACACTTCCTCTTTTTCGCGGCGCATGAACACCGGAGCGAGCTCTAGCCGCAGCTCTGCCGGCCGCGTCGGTTTTCCGTCGATGACCCAGCCGTACCGGCCCTTGAAGGCGATGGTGTGGCGCCTGACGAAGGACCAGAACGACGCGTACCTCCTCGGGTACAGGACGTGCAGCGGCGCCCACAGGTCGTCCACTCGGTTCATGATGGGCGTGCCGGTGAGCAGGTAGACGCGAGGCGTCCTGGTCGCCAGCTCCAGCACGCCCTTGGTCTGCTGCGAGCTCCGATTCTTGATGCAGTGGGCCTCGTCCACGATGAGCACGTCCCACCGCATGCTGAGGAGGACGTCGAGCAGGGCTTGGGCCCCGGTGGCTGACCGCCGCACGCGACGGACCGCCTCGACGTTGACCACCAGGAACCCGCCCTCGAACCCCCGGATGGTCGCCTCCTTTTTGCGTGCGGGCCCCCGCACTGCCACCGCTGGCCGTCCGGGGGCCCACTTGCCGACCTCTGCCGCCCAGTTGCCCTTGAGCGTGTTAGGGCACACTACGAGGACGCGCTCCGCGTCTGCGCAGGCCGTGATGGCCTGGGCGGTCTTGCCCAGTCCCATGTCGTCGCCCAGTATGGCTCGGCGGGCACGCGTCAGAAAGTCGACGCCGACACGCTGGAAGCCGTACAGGGCGCGGTTCATGTCAGACCTTCTTTGGGTCGTGCGGCACGCCCACCTCAACGTCACGGATGCGCACGCCGGGCGCGTTACCAAACACCACCTTCACCGTTTCCTTTATAGCGGCGCGTACTTCCTCGGTGGCTGCACTCTTAGGTACCATCAGGGTGAAGGACACGTGCATGTCTAGTAGCTTGGTGCTCTTCATGGCATTACCCTACGTCATCGCCCTTGACTTCGCCGTAGTGCTCCTTGAAGCAGACGGCGCAGATGTCGCCGATGAGCTCATCCTGCCAGCAGATGAGCTTGCACTGCGAGCACACGGCGGCTTTTTTAAGCGGAGCCGGGCTGCAGACCTTCCCTGCCTCCGCTTCCCTCACGGCTCCGTCGCAATCAGGGCAGAGCCCGTCCTCGGTGAGCCCGCACCAGTCGAGCTCGCGGCCGCAGGCCTTGCACGGTACGAGTGCCGGGGCGGGGCGCCGGCGCAAGTAGTACGGGAGCGTGCCGCGCTCGGCGGCCTCCTCCTTGCCGGCCTGCCGGCAGTCCTCGATGAAGTCCTCGTCCTTGATGAGCTTGGGGTTAGGCATGGTCAGACCCTCTTTGCCTCGGCGGCCTTGTTCATGGCCAGCCGGTACAGAGTGAACCGCTCGATGGCGATGCGGGCCTCCCCGATGGGCAGCCCGCGCTCGATGCGCTCGCGCTCTTGGTTGGCGAGCTCCTGGAGCTCGTACTCCATAAACTCGATGGTGACGGTGGCGCTGGTATCGTCCTGCGCGTCGTCTGGCCTCTGGACCTTAACGCCTGTGATTCTCATGGTCAGCCCTTCACGAGCCGGCTGGGCTTCCTGTAGGTGGCGGGGTCAGCGGCCGGTACCAGCCAGCCGAACATCGAGCCGGCCAGCATGGCCTCGGCCACGGCCGGGTCCAGCGGCCCGCCGTTGAGCTCGTCGGCGTACGCCTTCGCCCGGTGTTCGAGCTGGAACTCGGCCCAGGCCACCACGTAGTAGCCGGGCTCGCCGGCCACGACCTTGATGACCTTGAACCAACGGCCCGGGTCGTAGGGCCCGGGGTGCACCAGGTAGGCCTCTGCGGGCAGGCCCTCGTAGTAGTTGCCGTTCACGGTCTTCATGTCAGTCCTCCTTGATTCTGTAGTCTTTGGTTACGACGACCTTGGACGCGTGCTCCTCGAGCCACTCGTCCAGGTCGCACTCGTTGATGAAAATGCCTTGGCTCAGGCCGGGCACCGGCGCCACTGCGAACGCCTTGCCCGGCTCGATGAGCTGGTAGTAGGTGTTGCCCACCTCGTCCCACACCACGTCGACAGCTACCGGTATCCGCTTTTTGGCCATGTCAGTCCTCCTTGAGGTCCGACTCTTCGTCGTCGTCCTCGTTGTGCCCGATGGCCTTCTCGATGGCGCTGTCAGTGATGGGCAGGCCATACTCGTCGGTGACCTCCAGGCCCAGGTCCTCCAGGATGCCGGCGCAGAGCTCGACCAGCCGCTGGCGGGCGGCCGGCTCGTAGTCGCCCGTCAGCTTGTCGGTGATGTGGCTGCGGCAGTCGAGCAGGTCGCTGGCCGTGTTCTCGAATCGGCAGTAGCTCATGTTGGACATGGTGTTCACTCGCCCTGGTAGCTGCAGCCCTGGAGCTCGCTGATGGCCTCCGCGAGCTTTTCGCTGTGCTCGGCCCGGAGCTCCTCGAGCTTCTCTTCCATCTGCAGCTCGTAGTCGGCCTTGAGCTCCTCCAGCTTCGCCTCGACGGCGTCGCTGATGGCCGCCTGCCGCTCGCCCTCCGGTACGTCGGCGAAGTCGGCGTCGTCGAGCGACTCCCTGGCCTCGTCCTCGGTGGGCTCGTCGATGCCGAGGTCGTTCCTGGCCTCGTCATCGGTGGGCTCGTCCACGTCCAGGTCCACGGCCTCGAGCTCGTCGGCCCATTCCTCGCAGCCGGAGGCGCGGCCCTCGAGCAGCTCCCCGGTCGGGCCCTGCTGCAGCGAGTCGGGCAGGTTGTTGACCTTGTCGCCCTGCTCCTCACCGAGCGACCGAATCTCCGAGACGATTTCCTCGACCTCGGACTTGAGGTCCTCGAAGGTGTCGGCCGTCAGGTCGCCGATGCGCTCCTCGAGCTCCATCTGCCGCGACAGGAAGTCGGACTGCGTGAGCTGGCTGGGGCGCGGCGGCGTCTTGCTCATGTGCTTGCTGCCGTAGCGGAACTTCCACCAGTAGTAGCTCTCGCCCTTCTTGGCGACCCGGTTGTCCTTGGCCGCCGCCTTCACGAAATTGACTTTAGGCACGTTATGCCTCCTTTCTTGAGATACCGGACGCCTTAGCGGCCCGGTTGGTCTTGCGAGCGTCGGCCGTCGCAGCGTCGAACACCATAACGGCCGTGAGCAGGATGGCGAACATCGAGCTAAAAAGGAAGGCGCCCATGTCAGAGCTCCCTTCCGGACATCACGGTCAGGACCTTGTCGACCGTGGTGATGGTGACCTTGGCGCCTCGGCTCATGCGCAGGCAGGCGAGGATGAGCGCCTTGGCGTCGAATCCGGCGAACACCGCCATGCGGACCATGTCGTGAGCGGCCCGACTCCACACGTCCAGCGACATGACGGGCGTGCGAGCGGCCTTGGCGCGGCGCTCGAAGTCAGGGCTGAGCCGGACCTTGGACGCCGCCTTGTTGGCGGCGGCGTCCTTGTAGCGGAGCCGGCACTTGGGGCAGTTGCAGCGCTTGGTATCCATGGTGTCCCTTAGCAGTGGCCGAGGTAGAGCAGCCAGCTGGGCATGCCGTGCTTGCAGGTGCCATCGGGCTCGACCCTGCAGCCGTCCAGCGCCTTCGCTACGCCGTCGCAGCTCCAGCGCTCCATGGTCTGCAGCGACGGGTGCTTGAGGTTGCGCTCCCAGCGCCGCGTCGCGAGCCGGCCGGTGCAGGTCGGGCAGCCAGCGTCAATGTGCGCCTTGTGCGCGGCGTGCCACGCGTCCACCTTGACCTGGTCGGTGGTCAGTGAGCTCGGGCTCGTGAGTCCCGTGGCCTGCTCCAGGTGCTGGATGAAGGCCTTCTTGCTGATGAGGGTCTTGGGCTTGGCGTTCATGTTGTCTCCTTTATTACTTGGTGGTGTCGTAGCGGCTGGTCAGGCGGTAGGCGTCGACGAGCCCGAGCTGTTCCATCAGGCCCTCGACGTGCTGCCGGCTCCTCATGAATCCGAAGCCGGCGCCGTCCATGTAGTGCCGGGTGCCGTCGGATTCCCGCCGGTCTGCCGCGTTGCGGTCCAGGTCGTCGGCGTTGCGCTTGGCCATGAGCATCATGTTGTCGTGCTCGGCCTCTTCGTAGCGCAGCTCCATGTAGAGCGTGACGAGGTTGCCGAGCTCGATGGCCTTCGCATTGAAGGCAACGGGCTTGAGCTTGGGCGCCGCGAGCTGCACCACCGTGCCGCAGTTGTGGCACTCGAGGGTGTTGCCCGCCTTGAGGTAGAGCGTGCCCGTGCAGTTGCAGCCGTGGCACTCGGCGAAGCGGTCGCTCACCAGCTCGAGGTTGCGGAATGCGACGTCGGCGTGCTCACGGTTGACGAATCCCACCGTGGCCGTGTCGACGTTCGTGTAGAGGACCGTGGCGAGGTTGAACTCGTTGCGGACCGCCACCACCTGACCGTGTTTGACTTCCTGCTTTTTCATTTCTTTGTTCTCCCTTCACGTCCATTATAACACGGTCGTACGTGTTCTGTCAAGTATTTCCGTGCATTCGCTGCAAATCCGTTTCCGGGGGTAAACCGTGGGACCGGGTCGGAAGGCCTCTCCCCGGTCACGGGAGGGGCCTTAAACCCGGGGGGAAGGATAGGGGGCGGATACGGGTCCGGGAGGACTAAGAAAAAGGAAAAGAGCTCCTGACGTCCTCGAGGGCGCCAGGAGCTATTGGGTCAAGCGCGGCCGGCGTCAGTCCGGGAACGGAACGTCCTGCGCCTCGATGCCGATGATGAACGGCTCGGTCGTCGGCTCCCATCCACCAGTGTCGATGGCGATGATGGCCACGGCCTCCGGGAACTGGACCGGATTTGGCGTGATGACGTGACCGTTGGCGAGGTTCACGGCCTGAAGGTAGACCGGTCCTTCATAGCCGCCCGTCCTTTGAATAGTGACCGTAAAAAGCGCAGTATCGCCGCGCCCCACCTTTTGAGTAAACGGAGTAGCGATGAGAAAGCAGCCAGGCGATGCCGTCACCTCCAAGCTGACTTCCGCGTAGCCCTTTTGGAACGCCATGTTATTCCTCCTTAGAAAAGCGTTTGTGTGACTCGATGGCCAGTCGGGCGCGGCCGGTGATGAAGAGCTTGTCGTGCAGACTCTTCACGTAGGTCCTCACCGTGTTGACCTGGATGCCCATTCGCTCCGAAATCTCAACGTTGGACAGGCCCTCGCCCACCAGCCGGAAGGCCTCGGCCTCACGCGGCGCCAGGTGGCATGGGTCCTGTCTTTCGTGAGGGCTCATGCCGGGTCTGCTATCTCGATGTCCCAGGCCGGGACGGTCACCTTGTTGGTAGCGACCAGCGCCTGGTTGGAGCAGGTCGTAACGAACAGGAGCTTGGACCCGGCAACCGTGAAGGCGATGTGCGCCGCCGTACCGGAGTTCGTTATCGTCACATCGGTGTGCTGGTTCGATGTGACCTTCCTCCCACTTGTGTCGCCGTCTGCGGGGCCCGTGAAATCCGACGAGCTGATGGTCTTGATGACCAGCATGTAGGTCGTCTCGGCCTGCGTGTAGGTCGTCGGCTCGGTGCTGTCGACGCAGATGCGCGTGGCGTTGTTCTTGATGTAGTTGAGCGCAGCGTCGAGGATGTCGTTGTGTACGGACTTAGCCATTTCGCTCCTCCTTGATTCCGTCTTTCACGGCCTTGACCAAGGTGGCGAGGCCTATGGTCGCGTTCTGTACCTGGAGCACCACGGTCGCCGGCAGGACGACCGTGACATCGTCCTCCAGGAACCGCAGCTTGCCCTCCTGCTCCCACTTGCGCAGTAGGTGGTGCGATACGACCGAGGAGTCGTACGTGCCGCCCGTAACGAGCTCCAGGTGCGTCGAGTCCTTGTCGTCCGCTGCCAGCCACTCGAACTTTCTCGGTGTGTCTGCCATACTGTCTCCTAGCTGAAAGTGATACGTACTTTGCCGATGTAGCCGGCGCCGCCGTAGCGCTCGGTCGAGAGGTCAGAGCCGGCGCCGCCGCCGCCGCCGCCAGGTCCAGACGCAGGCGTGTAGCCGTCGTTGTAACGAGCACCGCCTGCGCCACCCGGGCCGCCACCAGTGACCGCGCTGGCGCCGCTGGAGCTAGTTGCGTTGTTACCGTTTCCAGCCGTACCGGCCGAACTGCCGCCCCCTCCTCCGGTGTTTCCGGTCGCGTAATAGTAGCCGTTGCCGCCACTGTATTTGGTGTCGCCGGTGCCGCTCGCGGCCGCGCCACCAGCGCCGCCCCCAGTCAGGTCGCCGTCCTCGCCGCACTTGGCCAGACACAGCGTGGTAGAGCTGCGGGTAACGACGGCGTCTGATAAGTTGTCGAGGTAAATCAGGAGTGACTGCCCGCTGGACACCGACACGGTCGTCTTGGAGTAGGCCCCGCCGCCGCCACCACCAGCACGACCGACGAGCTCACCGTCGCCGCCGTCACCGCCCGAGCCCCAGCACTCGATGATGACCTGAGACGCTCCGCTAGGGACCGAAAGCGACGTGCCGTTCTGGTAGGTCGTGTAGGTGAACACCTGCTGGATTGTGGGCGAGTCAGCCGCCATGCCCATCAGGGCATCGCTGGGCGCCAGGGCCCCCGCATAGTCTAGCGTAACGCTATCGGCAGCCAAGCCCATCGTGGCGTCCTGGACCGTCAGCAGTGTCGTTATCGGCACGTACAGCTCCAGCAGCAGCTGCATCTCGAAGTCGTTCAAACTGAGCGAGCGGACAATGCCCTGCTTGGCTGTCGTGGCGCCGCCGCCGATGGGCAGCAGGAAGCTCACCGTATCCCCGACTGCCAGCGGCACCGGCATGTGGTTGAGCGTCATGCTTAGGTAATACTTGGGCTCTTTATAGTAGGCCAGCAGCGCCGCCACCGCATCGTCCACGGACACTTGGTCCTGGAATAGGTGGTTGGACAGCGAGTAGGTGTTGCGCTGGTAAAGCAGGATAGAGTCGGGGTCCTCGCCGGCGCTCTTCCAAGTGGACCGCTCGACCTGGCCCGTGGACACGTTCAGGACCGAGCGCTCGCAGCCCTCGATGGTGACGTGGTTGCGCACCTCGTCGATATCCTGGTAAAGCGCCAGGTCGGTCATGTGGCTGACGGCCGGCAGGTCGAAGTGGGCCGGCGTAGCCTTAACGGGCGCCGGCACGAAGTTGGGCGTGCCGTCCGCGCTGAACCAGAACCGGTAGTTGACCCGTTCGCAAAGGAGCCGCACAGCGTCCAGGGCCGGCGTGCCCGGCTCAAACCAGACCTTGGCCAGGAGGATGCCCGTGGCCGTGTAGTTCATGGCCGCCTTGGCCGCTGCCCTGGTGGCGTACAGGTCGCCGGCCACCATGAGGTCGGCGACGACATCCTCCGGGGCCGTGTCGGTGAAGCAGTAGACGTCGAGGTTGTCGGTGCCGGCGTTGATTATAAGCTCCTCAGAGAAGAACAAGCGCATCGAGCCGGGCCCGCCCTCCGTGTGCCAGCCGCCCTGGCCGTCCTCGTCACCCTGCCACACCGGCTCGCCGTCGAGCACCACGTAGTAGACGCCGTTGCACTCCGGAGGAAGCTCGTACTGATTCCAGGTGGAGGAGTCGAACAGCTTGACGGACACGTTGTCGAGCGAGATGGAGTCGCCGCTTGCCGCGTACTTGCCGTAAGACTCCACGCGCATCCGTAGGGCACCGGTGGCAGTAACGTTAATGACCACTTCGTGGTCCAGCCAGTCCTCGCCACCGTCCAGGTACTCAGTACCCAGCAGGACCGCCGACGAGCCTACCGTTTGATAGACCTTGAGGATGGCGGTGTGCTCGCCTGTTTTCGTGGCCTGGAACGTAACCTTGTAGGTGTTGCCAGCCGTGACGCTGGCGACGTTGGTGTTCTGGGCGTATTCGCTCACCCAGGGCCCGGCGTCCCGCTCAAAGTACAGGTAGTAGGAAGAAGCGGGCGCGGGGCCCTCGGACGACACGGTGCCGCCCCCGCCCCCCACGGCCCAGTTGGTCACGTTGTCGGCCTCGGCGGCGCCTACCTCGCAGGCGTCGGCCTCAGCATACAGTTCGCTGCCGGTGCCGCCTGGGGATGCCTGAGAGTCGAAGGTCTCAACGACCCCCCAGTAGGTCCAGGGCGAGAACAGCTTGGTGTCCGTCAGGACCTTCATGTAGTCGGTGCCGCTGATGGACAGGGCGCCGGAGCCGAGCTCGAAGCGCGGGCTGTCCATAAAGCCGACGACCCGCTGCCACACCAGGGCGTCCGTTTCCTCATCCACGGGCACGACCTCGAGGTCGTCCCAGTAGGTCGAGCCGTTGACGGAGGTGTGGGTGCCGACGGCGAACAGGTACAACACGTACTCGCTACGCGTCGTGAACAGGCAGTCAAACCGCGTCCATGAGGTCGTGGGCCCCAGGGGCGTCATGCCTTGGCCAGTGCCAGCGACCCAAGAGGGCGCGCCGATATCGCCTCTAAGCTCATACGCGAACGAGGCGCCCGCGTAGACGACTACCCAGCCATTGGCCGTTCCGTCGGACCTGTACCAGCCGCCGAACCGGTAACGCGTGTTGGGCAGGAGCGTGACCTGCTGGAATAGGTCGGCGTTCGCCCCGGCCACGACGGTGCACTTCACGGAGTAGGTCCCGCCGTGGACGATGCTGGACTCCCGCGCTACTGTCGAGCTCCCGTATTTTTCCTCGGTCCAGGACACGGCGTCCGTGGCCGACGTCCAGAACTCCAGGGTTTCGTTGGCCAGGTACTGCGGCCGCGCCCAGGTGGCGCCGTACACCGTACCGTCGAGCCCGTTGGGCCCAGCGTCATCCGCTACGTTGCCGCTGCGCTCGGACAGCGGCCAGTGGGCGACCAGGCCGGTTTCGTTGCCGAATCGCTGGGCGTAGTGCTCTGCTACCTCCGTGGCGCTCAGGGCCCGGTCGTAGATGCGAGCATCCGAGATGCGGCCGTTCAGGTAATCGCTGCTCGTCGTGATGGCGTCCGTGCCGAAGCGCAAAGGCTGGGCGTTGGCAGACGGGTCGCCGCTCCTGGCCCCGGTGTTTTTTAGCACGCCGTTGATGTAGACCTTGATGGCGTTGGTGGTGCCGGTTTCGGCCACGGCAACGATGTGGTACCACTGGCCGATGACCAGGGCATCGCCGGCACCGACTAGGCAGGACCCTGCGCCGCCCCACCTGAAATCGGCCCTGCCGGATTGGAGGCCGAGCGTGTAGTTGTTGGACGACCACGCCGTGGACGTCCCCTTGGTGACCACGGTGGCCCAGGACGTCCTCGTCGTCTGGCAGACCCAGGCCTCGAGCGTTATGGCGGCCGTTATGTCGAGCGCGGCGTTGTCCGCTACCTCGACGTAGTCGTTGGTACCGTCAAAGCGCAGATGGCCGCCAAGCTGCACGCCCCAGGATAGCCGCGCCTTGCGGCCGAGTCTTATGAGCTCGGCCCACGGCGAGGTGTCGTTGTACGGGTTGAACAGCAGGTCCGGGTCTGCCAACGACACGCTCCAGGAGCCGGCCAGGGGCTCGGTGCTGGGGCCCGCGCCGGACACGTTGCAGGACATGGACTTTAGGTGGCTGACGTCCGGCCTCAGGGTGATTTCGTCGTAGTAAATGGTGGCCGACGCGACCTGCCCGGCCATCGACACGTTGTAGGTCGTGCCGACCGGGCACGTGATGAACGACATCTCGTAGGCCGTCCACGCCCCCGCGGTGTCGGGCAGCGTGACGTAGGAAACCGAGGTCGACCACGTACCGGAGCTCGTCAGGTAGTAGCTGCCCGTCGTGTTCATGATATAGAACGCGCCGGTCTTGCCCGAGTTCGTCTTGTACCAGAACCTCAGGGTGTAGCGGTGGAGCGTGGCCATCTGCGACTGCTGGTAAAAGTAGGTCAGGTTGCCGGCGCCGTCACAGGTGACCAGTGCACAGTACGCGCCGGCGGGCCCCGCCCGCGTGACCGTGCCCGTACCTCCGAGGATTTCCGTCCAGTAGGTCAGGTCGGTCGATGTCGTCCAGCATTCGAGGTTGCCGTCCACCAGCGCCTCCCGCTTGGGCGACTTCGACAGGTCCGTCCAGCCGGTGGCCTGGAGCGACACGGAGTCGAAGTAGATGGACGACGACGCGGCCGACGAGTTGTTGAGGTCGAGGGCGTAAGAGGTGAATCCGGCCAGCGCACGGAAGGTGACGCTGAAATACTGCCACGTCCCGTCGCCTGTGAGGATAAAGCCCGTTTGGCTGGACGTCCACTGCCCGCTCGTATTGAGATAGTAGACCCAGCCCGACTCGCAGAGCCAGACCACCGCCGTCTTCCCGGCCGCCGCCTTCCACCAGAACGAAAGGACGTAGTCCGTGTCCGGAGCCAGAAAGAAGCCCTGCGAGATGCCCGCGTTGCCGTTCGTGCCGTCTATGTCGAACCGGGCCGAATAGGAGCCGGCTACCTTGTCGGTGGACTCGCGGTTGATGGTTGACGTGCCGCCCACGCCCTCGGTCCAATAGGTCAGGTTGGTGGCGCTGGCCCAGTTCTCTAGCCCTCCGTCGACCAGGACCTCGACCGGGTCGTTGGCCACCTCGAACCGCAAAGCCATGGTCTGCGGTTGGGCCAGCAGGTCTTCCTTGGTAGCCCGGTTTAGATTCTGCACTACCGCATCTCCTCGAGGGCCAGAGAGGCCCGGTATCGCGCCGAGCCGGCGTGCGTGGACTCGATGGACGACACGTCCAGCGAGGCGACCCAGACCCAGCGCCAGTCTGAGTCCAGTCTGTTATCCTTATAGCGCAGTGGCTCATTGAGCTCGGCCAGGGCCCGCAGGATTAGTGTCTGCGCCTGGGTGAGCTGCGACCACTCCAAGGTGAAGGTCTTCTGGTGAACGGTCCTGATGTTGGCCCTCACCGAACCGTCCAGCTGGGTTGACTTGTCCACGCTCTTCGCGTAGCCGGTGGGCAGCTCATACTCACCGCCAGCGTCCCAGTTGATGGCCGGCAGCTTGGTCTCGTTTCCGGACGGCCCCAGGTAGATGTCGGGCATTTACCACCTCCCCCGCTGCCGCGAGCGGCGCTCGATTGTACGGAACAGCTCGGCCCCGGCCCGCTCGATGTCTGCCTGCGTGAGCCCGCTGGTGGACACCAGCGGAGCATTGACGTTGATTATGACCTTCGACGTCTGGCGACCCCCGGTGGAAATGAACCCGGCAGGCGAGGACTGCCTCCCAAGCAACGGAGCCAGGTGCTTCTCCGGAATGAGGTACTCGGGCTCGCCACCCTCCCCGACCTCGTAGGACTTGCCGCTGTCGTCCGTCAGCAGGGTCGGCCGGCGAAAAACGGCGCCCCGGGCCAACGGTATCGGCTGCGAGATGATGGCCGCTATTGACAGGGCGCCAAGCGCGGCGACCACGGCCGCGAGTACGATGTTGGGCAGGGCCTCGGACACGGCGCGGGCCGTGTTCCAGATGGCCTCGGCTATGGCTACGGCCTTGGCCTGCTTGGCCGAGGCGGCCCTGGCCTCGGTCCTCTTAATCTCGAACTCGGCCTCGAGCGTCTGGATGGCCTTTTGCTTCGCGTCCTCGTCCTTGACCGTGGCGTTGATGAGCCGCAGTCGCTTCTTGTACTCGTTCTCGATGGCGATTTCCCTGTTCTGTTGGCTTTGGGCGAACACTCGGTTGAGCCCGGAGAACACGGCCTCCACGTACGGAGCCATGTCGGTGAAGGCCTTCTGTATGTCCTGGACGGCCTTGGGCGTGTCTTTGAGCTCCTGCTCCGTGTCCTTGATGGCCTTGCGTACCCGGCCCATAGCAGCGGCGGTGTAGTTGCCGGACCTCGTCATGTCGTCCAGGCGCGTCCGCAGCGCAACCAGCTTGGACTCCAGCGCAGTCTTGGTCATCTCGTCCCACGACGCTGCTACCTTGCCGGCGTTTATCTCGGCGGCTTGCCCGACCTTGTTGTAGTCACCGACTATCTCTAGCAGGAACGCCGGCAGGGCCGGCGAATCGGGCACCTTGAAAATCTCGTCTAGGTCTACCTCGGGGAGCTCCACGGTGACGGCCTCGAGGGCCTCCCGCTTGAAGTCTTCGAACGCCTCGACGGCGGACTTGGTCTCCGTGGTTATTGAGTGAATGGTCTTACCAAGACGGAGCAGCGGGTCGGGCGGCCCGTTCAGGGCCAGCGTGAGCTCGTTCACCTTCCCCTGCAAGCTCGCCACCACGCCGGCCGCTGGGCCCTGAGTCTTGAGGTACTCGGCCAAGGCGTCCTTGGCGAGTTTCAGCTTGGCGGCCAGCTCTTTTTCGCTCTTCACCCCGAGGTCCTTGAATGCCTGGGCCAGGTCAAGGACGGGCTGGACGTCGGGCTTCTCCTTGCCTGCCTGGAGGAACTTGACCACGGCGTCCATGGCCTTTTCGACCGTGGGCTTGAACGCCACCATGGTCTTGTCCGTTTCCTCTATCCGTTTTTTGTACTCCTCCCACTGCTTACTGCCGGAGAGCAGAGCAGCATGGACCTCCTTTAGCGGAGGGTGCACCTCCTGGAGCGAAGCCAGCCATTCATCGATGGCCTGCTTGTTGTCCTCCAGCATGTTCGTGGCGATGGCGGCGTCGCGGTACATTACGCCGAAGCCGCCTTTGCTCATGAACCCCGAGTGCTCGATGGCCAGCTCGCGGAACGACCGGGCAGTTTCCTTGGTCCTGTCTGCGTTTTCCGTAAGCGCGCCGGACAGCTGGACGGCCATGCCCTTGAAGTTGAACGTTTCGTTGATTATGCCGCCTATCTTCTCCTTGAGTTCGCCGTACTGCTTGGCAGCGTACTGTATGGAGCCGCCCGTAGTGTCCAGCTCGGCCGTGGCACGCGGGAACAGCTGCAGCAGCTTCTCCTGCACCTGGGCGAGCTGCTCGCCCTTGGGCAGCGTGTCGTCGATGTTGATGCCGACGCGCTTTAGCCCGGCCGCGTTGCCCTCGATGGCCCGGGTGACGCGCATGGTGGCGCCCTCGAGGCCCTCCCCAGGGCCCAGCACGGAGGCCAGGCCGATGACGCCCTTGGTCACGGCCTTAATGCCGGCAGCGTCCAGATTCGTCATCTGCGCCAGCATGGTCATCGTCGCCCTGACCTGGTCGTCCGTGTACAGCGTCGTCTTGTGCATCTCTTGCGCGAACGCCTCCAGGGCGACCCCATCGGCGGCGCGGCCGGTCATCTCCAGCGCCGTCTTCAGCCGGAACAGCGACTGCTCCTCCTTGATGGCCCCGTCGATGCTGTCCATGAAGAACTTCTTGACCTCATGGCCGATAGCGGTGAACGCCTTGGTGGCCATGTTGGCCAGGGTGAACCCGGCCGCCAGCTTCGTTATCGACTGCCCGAGCCAGTCGCCGGACGTCTTCATCTGCGGGGCAGTCTCTTTGCCCAGCTTCTCCCACGCCTTGTCTAGCGCCTCTATCTGCTTGACGGCGCCGGAGGAGTCGACGGTCACTGCGTATCTGACATCTGCCATCGCATTCCTCCTTTAAGTGCTCTCTTCTACCATAACCGCGCCATCGGGCACGGAGCTCGCCCGCTCGGCGGCCCGGACCCGCATGCCCAGGATGGCGTCGTGAATCGCGCTTAGCCGCAGGAGGAACACCTCCTTGGCCACGCCCTTGAACCCCATGTCACTGAGTAGGACAGGCATCAACCCGTACTCTTGCACGAACGGCACAGCAGACCGCAAGTAGAACCTCCACGCTTCGGCGTCATCTGCCTCGAGCTTCGGGGCGCCCCCCGACTTCTCCCCCGCTGCCAGCCAGCGGAGGAGGGCTACGAGTTTTTTAGGAAGTTCTCCCTGTTCCTCGCATCGAGCAGGATGGCCACGCCCAATACGATGCCGTCCGGCTTGTCCGCGACCTGTTCCGCGATGATGGGCCGCAGCCAAGCGAGCTTGTTCTCCGGCGTCGCGGGTATGGGCTCCCCGTTACGCGTCAGCTCCCACTCGGCCACGGCTTCCACCGCGCACTCCAGCGTCGCCTTGCCCGCCTTGAACTTGCCCGAGCCGTCGACGGTGTCCATGAGGTTGAACATGTCGACGGACCGCAGGCGACAGCGAAAGACGGGAGGGTCCAGCTTGTCTGTTATCAGCGGGTATTCCACCCACGCCGACAACGGCTCCAGCGGCTTGAACTTGACCTCGCTCATGTTAAGCCAAGTAGTCGGTCGTCCGCTTGTTGACGAGCTGGACGTAAGGCCGCGTGTAGGTCATGCCGGTCGGTGCGGCCGACGCTTCCTCGGCGACGAGCTCGAGCCCGTAGCTCACGATTTCGTCCCAGCTGGCCTCGGGGCAGAGCATCCGCAGGCGCGGAAAGTACAAGCTCATCGAGTAGTAGACCGTCGCGGCGCCGGCCAGGACGTTGTGCGTGTACTTGATGAGCATCTTCTGCGTCGTCTCGGCGATGGCCGTGGCCAGGAACACCTTGTTGACCGCGTCCATGTGCGGGAACTTGAGCTTGATGCGGATGTCCGGGTAGCCGCCCTCGGCCGGCTCCATGATGTCCGCGTAGCCGCTGACCGCGACGCCGTCGTGGCCGGTCCGCTTGTAGCTGACCTCGACCCCCGACACCTCTAGCGCCGTGGCGCCGGCGACGTCGCCCGCGCTCTGCGCGTTCATCTTGACGTTTTGGACCTCGTACTTGACGTGGTTGGTCCGCTCGTCGTAGGTCAGGGCGTCCATCTGCGCCGCTTGGTTCACGGCCGAGGAGTCGATGATGCGGTTGCCCCGCAGCTTGACCTCGCTCTGGACGAGGCCCTGGGCCGCGCTCTTGAGCGACCACTCCATGACCTTCGCGCTCGGGCACTCGAAGATGATGCCCGGCATCTCGGCCGCGACCGTGGCGAACAGGGCGTTGTTGGAGTTCGCCCACTGGAAGGTGTGGGTGTAGGCCGTCGTGTCGGTCGGGCCAGCGGGGGCGCCGGCCGTGGCGAACAGCTGGGCGATGAGCATGCCCAGCATGCCGGGCGAGTAGAGCATGTCGCTCAGGATGGTGAAGTCCTGCGGCTTGTAGATGTTCAGCGCCCCGCTGAACGCAAGCGGCGAGTCCACCTCCTGTGCGACGAGCAGGTCACGGCTCGGATTGAAGCCACTGATGGCCTTGCAATTCAAGCCGTACGTAGCCCCCAGCGCGACGGCGGTGCGCCACGTGGTGGCCTTCCTCGCTCCTGCCGCGAGAAATCGTCTTTCGGCTCCGGTTGGTGTAGGCATGGGTACCTCCTCCTACTCAATGACCTTGATGACGTAATCGAAATCGTCCTCGTACGCGAGGTTCGTTGTTATGTGAAAGCGCAGCCGGTAGTCGGTGCCGGCCACGCCGCCGCTGATGAACTGAGTTATCTTGGTCCCCACTATCTGCACCACCCCGGTGAGCGTCAGACCGGAGGGCGACACGGTGCAGGTGCAGGCGGTGATGGTCTCGGCCGCGTCCAGGCCGACGATGTCGAAGCCGTAGTATCCCTTACCCGAGACGTGCTTTTCGCGTTGGGCATCGCTCATTGGAACCTCCCGAGCTGTTGGGTCTTTGTCTTGTTGTGGACCCTGGCCCTCTCGACCATGCGCCCGACGCGGAGCTCCTCTACCTTGTCCTCCACGTTCAGCCGCACGGTCCTCTCGGCCAGGCGCCGCGCCTTGATGCGCTCCTCGAGCAGGAGCCGGTCGACGAACTCGTAAGTCTTGAGCACGCCGACAATGAGCGAGGCCGTGTCCCCGGCCTGCGTCTGCCGCGCCGCGTCGGTGAGCCGCATCGTCACGGCGTCTACGAGGCAGTCGTTCGCGGACGCCCAGTGGAACTCGACTCCAAATGAGCCGTTCGACTGCGCCGGTAGCGTGAAGAACTGCTCGAACGGCTCCCACGAATCGAACACCGGAACGAAAATAAATCCCCCGTTTTCCCAGCTCCCGTCCCATTGAAGGTAGCGGGGCATCATCTCGCCGACGAACTGCGTGGTAATCCAGAGCTCGAGAAAGTCGGAGCCCGTCGTTCCTGGGCACTTGGTCATGAACCGCATCCGGTATTCGCGCTCCTTCTGGAGCGTCCGAAACTGACCGATGACGGTGTCCATCGACACGTAGTGGAGCCGGGCACAGTAGCTGCCTGCATAGGCGCCGGCGTCGCGGGTGACCCGGCCGCCTGCTCCCGTTTCCGTCCAGTACCGCAGGTTGTTCGCGTCAATCCAGTCCTCGAGGCCGCCGTCAACCATGAGCTCGGGCTCCTGCGTTTCGAGGTTGTGCACCTGGGTGAGCGCCGGCGTGTCGCCGGCCTGCTCCTGGTCGCCGCCGTACGGCTGCAGGTCTATCGGCAGGTCCAGGCCCAGGGTGGCCTCGTCGCCGAACTGCTCCTGCACGCCCTCGTCCGGCGCCATGATGTGGGTCTGGGTCAGGGCGGCCCCGTCGCCGAGCTGGTCCTGCACGCCGCCCTGCGCGTAGAGGTCGATGGCCGGGACGAAGACCTCTATAGTGGCCTCGTCCCCGAGCTGCGTTTGGAAACCCTCGGCCGGCGCGAGCACGTGTACCTGAGTCAGGTCGGCGCCGTCACCCGCTTGGTCCTGGGCCCCCTCCGCAGGAGCCAGGACGTGCACCTGGGTCAGCGACGGCGAATCGCCGGCCTGGTCTTGGACACCTTCAGCCGGCACCAGGGCGTGCACCTGCGTCAGAGCTGCGTTGTCCCCCGCCTGCTCTTGAGCGCCCTCGGCCGGAACCAGCACGTGCACTTGAGTCAGAGCTGCGTTGTCCCCTGCCTGGTCCTGTGAGCCCTCAGCCGGCACCAGGACGATTACGACCTCGAGGACAGCGTTGTCCCCGGACTGGTCTTGGGCGCCTTCTGCCGGAACCAGCGCATGCACCTGGGTTAGGTCCGCGTTGTCGCCAAGCTGAGTCTGGACGCCTTCGGCCGGCGCCAGGATGTGCAGCTGCTCGAGTGCAGCGTTATCGCCCGCCTGGTCCTGGGAGCCCTCTGCCGCGACTAGGTCGATGGCCGTGACGGCGTTTAGCTGAGCGCCGCCAGAAAGAAGAGGGCCCCAAATAAACATCAGGCGATTTTCCTTATGCTCCAGGGTATGGTGCGGTCGCTACCGGCCAGCCGGAGGATGGAGAACTCCCAGCCCTCGCCGAGCGTGAAGGCCGGGCTGAACCAGCCGGGCTTGGACTGGGCGCCCGTCAGAATCCACTCCTCGACCAGCCGCGTCGTCCCGCCGCTGTCGTACTTCTCGTACAGCCGGACGCGGAACGAGTCGCCGGCCACCAGCGCATTGAGGTCGAGGAACAGCTGGTAGATGCCGTCGGTCGTCTGATACGTTGCGGTCGTCGAATCCGACGCCAGGAAATACTCGGTCGTGCTTATGCTCGCGCTGTCGTTCGTAAAGGTAATGGCCATTAGACCGCCTCCAGATTCGAGTGTTCCACGGCTTCCTTCGTCAGGTCGCCAGAAAGCGACAGCTCGACCAGACCGCCCTTGATAACCAGAGCGTCGAGCGTTACCTTGAACGACGGCAAGTGTCTGACGACGTCAACCAACTCCTCAAAAGCCGGCACCGCCGACTCCTCCTTGACCGCCTTTATTATCTCTGAGCGAAGTCGGTAAACAGCCATCTCACCCACCTATCCCGATGGCCCTGGCGTTGTAAGTGGTCCCCGGCGAAGTGCTACATCTCCCGCGAACGTAGAGCGTCCCTCCGGCCGGGACTTCCCAGTTGCCCTCGATGAGTCCTCTGTGCGGATAAAACCTCGAAGTTATTTCTGCGGTCCCGTAATGGTAGATGCCATAATTCTCGATGATGATGTCGTAGCTCGAACCGTCGCCAACGGCGAGGTCGACGTGGGTGTATTGAGCCGCGACTGCGGAGTTGGAAATGCCGACCCCGATTTGCCACCACCAGCACGGCCGCGTGGTCGAGCCGAGCGACGCCCAGGAGCCCTCGGCGCCATTACCCGGCGTGAACGATACGCCCACGTTGTTCGTGATGGAGCCGACGCCCTCGGCGTATTGTCCGGCGCGGACGAGGTCCGGCCTGCGCGGGCGTCCATAAAAAGTCATCTGGACGCGGGCGTTGGCGGCCACTGTGTAGGAGCTCGACCCGCGAACGGCGACCGATGAGCCCGCCTTGATGAATAGCGGGAACACAAAGGTCGCGGCGTTTTCCCTGGGCGGAGCGCCCGCCATCCCGCAGATGATGTTTTGGATGACCTCGGTATAAGACGACCCGCCTGCGGGGTCGACGCCGACGTCAAGGCAGCAATTAAGGTTATACCCGCTCAGGTTGTAGTTACTGAAGTTGAGTGTGAAAAGATAGACGTCCTGCGCGATGTTCGCGCTCGACGCGACTTGAACCCAGGACCCCTCGGCGTCGCTTATCCCGATAGCCACGCTCGTGCCCGGGGTCGCGGCTGGGACGTCGACGTTATCGTATTTCCATCCCCAGCCAGCGCCGGGATAGCCGAGTTGTCCGAGCATCGCGTTGTCCTTTAGGCGTAGTCGCGGATTTCGTCGACGTCCGTGGCCGGGAAGTTGATGGTGTTGCCGGCGCTGAGCACCTGGCTGGTCACGGTACCGACGAGCAGGAGCGTCGTGCTGCCGGTTATCGTCAGGGCGTAGTGCAGCGCGGTCCCGCCGTTCGTGACGGAGAACCCGTTCTGAGCGGCCAGGATGAGCTTGCGCCCGGACGTGTCGCCGTTTCCCTTCGAGAAGTCGCCGCCAGTCAGGACGTGCGCCGCGAGCATGTAGGTCGTGTGCGCCGTGGTGTAGTCGGTCGGCTGGGACGAGCAGATGGTGAGCTCGGTCGCGGCGCCGATGATGTCGAGCATCAGGTCGATGATGGCGTCGGGCATGTACTTAGCCATTGGACTCCTCCTTGGCGGGCTTGTCCTTGCCCGCATACTTGGCGTGCCCGGTCTTGACCCACTCGGCCACGACCTCGGCCGGGAACCCTTCGATGGGGTAGGTCTTCCCCTTCTCCAGCGCGGACGGAGCTTTGGCCCCGAACGACCGCGTCCAGGTCGACTCCCCGCACCACGTGAACGTCTTCTCTGCCATGTTGGCCTCCTTGAATCGCTTTACAGTATCGGCGACGTCCAGGGTGATTACGTTGACGTCGCTCATCACAGCTCTCCCCAGTCGCCGCTAAGGCAGAGCTGGAGCTCCTGCCGGAACCCAGCCCCGCCTGCCACGGTCAGCTCGCCCTCATCCGTCACGACCTGGCCCAGGTGGCCCCAGCTGATGAGCGCCCCGAGCGACGCCTGGTCGCCCGAGCGCAGGTCAGTCTCCAGCGCGAGCTGAACGTCGGCCAGGTGCTTGAGCATCTTGGTCACCGGCTCCCCCATCTCCTCGTCCACATAGGCAGCGACCAGGATGGTAGGGTAGCGAAAGACGCGATGGTCCGGCAGGTACTCCGGGGGTCGGTGGTCGCCTCCGAGGTAGACCATGTCGAACGGGTAGCCCACGGCCTCGGTAAACACCCGCAGGCCTCGGACAACCTTGAAGTCGCCCGTAGTGTAGTTGTAGACGTCGCCGGCCAGGATGCCCTTGAGCACCCACTCGACGCGCCGCATGACGGTGAGCAGCAGCGGCTCGGACGGGCTCATGTATCGCCTCCCTCGGTGACTTTACCAGCGGCCATTCGCTCAGCCCGGGCCCACACTGCGTCCTCCGACATCATCTGCGTTAGCTCGGACTGCCGCTGTGCGATTGGCCTGGAGAACCAACGCCGCGCCGGCAGCGTGACCTGTCTCCTTAAAAGGAACAACGGCCGGATGCCCGTCTTGCCCTTCGGCTCGGCCAGGAGCCACTGACCTCTGGCCGTCACCGCCAGGAAGGCGTGCGGGTACTGCGAGGCCGAGCCCTTGACACCAGGCAGCGGAATGGTCAGGAACGGATGGCCTATCGGCCTGACCGTACCGCCCTCCTCCTGGATGCGGGCGTACTTGACCTCCTCGAGGCCGATTTCGGTGCCGGTACCGATGACGATGAGCAGCTCCTCGTCCTGCATCTTGACGCGCATGTCCAGCCGAGCGTCGAACTCCGCAGGCGGCCGCCTGAAGACGGCGCCTCCCTTGTAGCTCTGCTTGATGTAGCGGACGGTCTTGCTGGCCCAGTCCTGCCCCTGCCTGCGGAAGGCCCTGGGTATGCTGCGCAGCGTGGCGGTCTTGCGCATGGCGCCGGCCATGTCGACCTTGATGCTGACAGAGGGCTCGGTCACGGCCTAGCTCTCCTATAGCGGGCCAGCAGCGTCTTGACGGCCGGCAGCACGTCCTGCTCCATGACCGTGACGCTCTGCGAGGCCAAGCTGCGCGAAATCTCGCCGAAGCTCTTGTGCTGGAACTTCTGCCAGAAGTCGGCCACCTGAATCAGGCAGCCGAGCTTGAGGTCCGTGGGCATGGACGCCACGGAGTATCCGGCCGTGTACGTGACTTTGATGCCCTGCGGCGTCGTGGTCCACACGCCGTTGCGCCGGAGCCGGCCGGTGTCGAGGTAGGCGTAGTGGTCGGTGTCGAGCGTGAGCAGGACGTCGTCCTCATGCACCGACGTCAACGCGGACACCGGGTAGTTGGGCAGCCAAAAGTCGGGCCGCCCGTTGCCGTCGTACTTGACGGCCGTGTAGGTGGCCGATGGGAACACACGACCGGTAAACCCCCGGATGAACTCGCAGACGCCGTTGATGATGGCGTCCAGCATGACGATGTCGTCATCGTCCTTTTTCTTCAGGAACTCCTTGGCCTCGTCCCTGGTGACTACGGCGATTGTGACGTCTATGGCCACGGTAGTGTCCTATCTCTTCTTGGCCAGAACGGGCTTTTTCGGGGTTACGCCTGGAGGAGGCACCTCGTACGGGCTGGTGCCCTGCTCGACCTTGAGCGTGACGTTGGGCCCGCGATGGACCTGGGCACCCTCCCTCGGGTCCGCCTTCACGGCCGGCGCGGAGTCGAGCATCTTGTCCTCGCGAGCTCTGCCGTCAGCCAGCAGGACCCGGGCCACCTGCTCCGGCGCATCCTCGACGTCGCCCTGCTTCACGTGCTTGAGCGTGATGCCGTCCGGATAGTAGCTGTAGTCCACGTTTAAGCGGATTCTCATGGCCGCCTCCTTCTAAAGATAGGGAGGGGGCCGACCCTGGGCCCCCTCCCTGCGTGCATGTCTTGCTTGCCTAATCTGTCAGGGTCAGATTGCCTGCGTCTGCGGCGCGTGCCTGGGGAAGCACTTGACAACGACGCCCGCGATGGGCGTGCCGTTGGTGTGGGTGCCCGTCTGCGTGAACAGGATGCGGACGTACCGCTTGGCGCCCACGTAGGAGCGGGCCACGACGATTTGGTCCTCGGCCGGCGCATCGATGACGATGGCGTTGGCGCCTCCCTTGAGGTCGGCCGCCGGGATGTCGACGAAGTCGCCCGCCGTGGTCGTGTCGCTGTGCTGGAACTGCACCGTCCAGTAGAGTGAACCGGACAGCGTGTCGCCCGAATCGCCGAGGCACGCCAGCATGAGGGCGCCTTCGAAGTTTTGAAGGTCGACCGCCAGGCCCGTGCCCTCGGCCGTGGTGTTGCCCAGGATGGGGACGAGGCTGTGAACGGGAAGGACGTCGGAAATTAAGCTCTTCATGTTGTCCTCTCTGTTACGCCTTCAGCGTGAGAACCTTGATGGCCTCGGCCAGGACGACCTGACCGCCGACACGCTTGCGGGCGCTGAACTCGACGCAGCCCGTGGACTTGGACGAGTAGGGGTCGTCCATGACCTCGATGTCGAGGCGGTCCACGATGATGTAGCCGCGCCGGAAGTCTCCGACCACGACCGCCTTGGCCGAGCTGCCCTCTGCGGGCATGTCCACGCACTCGAGGTACGGCAGGCCGAGAACGTTGGCCGGCGAGCCCAGCTGCAGGCCGGGCTGCCAGACGTAGTAGCCGGCCGTCGCGTCCTTGAGGAGCGAAATGGCCAGCGTCGAGCTGCGCTTCCAGAGCCAGGTGGCCTGCTTGGCGTACACGTCCAGCAGCGCGTAGAGGACGCGCTTTAGGTCGTCGGCGTCGATTTTGGAGCTGGTGCCCACGCCGGTGTAGCCGGTGACGCTGGGGTTGACCAGGATGCCCTGCGGCTTGCCGATTGCAGTGCCCGACACGAACGCCGTGCCCTCGGTGACTCCGAACTGCTCGGCGAACTCCTCGCGGAGGAAACCGAGAAGGTCGAACTTGGCGTCCTCGATGTCCTGCTTGGACACCTTGGCCATGGCGTACATCTCGTGGACCGGAATGTCCTCGAGGCCAAAGGCCGGATTGGTGGTCTCGGCGCGGGAGCCGATTTCGGCGACCCACGCGGCGGCCGCGCTGGTGGTCTTCTTGGGCCACTGCTTGGACCGCGCCGAGGTCTGAACGACCCGGGCGACCGTGCGGATGGGCGAGTATTCGACCACGCCCTTGATGAGCTCGGCCGTCCACTCGGCCGGCGCGAAGAAGCCACCCGTGGTCTGGTCGCTGACGGTCATGACCTTCTGCTCCTCGGGGGTCAGGACGGCCCAGCCCTTACGGAGGAACTTGTCGAAGGTCTTGACCTCGAACTCCGTGTCTGCGCTCTTGCCCTCCCCCGGAATCGGCAACGGGGGCGTCCTCAGGAGGGCGAGGTTCTTGTCCACCTCGTCGAGCCGGCCCTTGACGTTTCCGACGAACGAGTCGAAATCGCCTCTGCTGATGCGGCTCTTCTCGAGGTCCTCGTACTTGCTCCGGATTTGAGTGAGCAGTCCGTTGCTCTCCTCCTGGAGCTTGATGAGTTCCTGTTCCATGTTGCTCCTTTTCTTTCACTGCCAGGTATTACGATGCTTGAGCACGCGGGCCGTCTCGAGGACGATGAACGAGTGGAGCTTGTCCGTGTCGCTCTGGGGAGTGGGCTTGCCCGGGTCCCCGCCCAGCTGTGCCTTGCCGTCGTTGCGTTTTTCTGTGGGCTCCCCCTCCGTGTCGAGGCCTTTGACGTCCTCGACGCGGGCGGGGTCGCAGGCCGGGAACACGACCGGGCTGATTTCCCACAGCTTGATTTCCTTGAGCTTGCGCGTGTTCGACTCCTTGTCCATCTCCTCCACCATGGTCTGATAGCCGATGGACAGGCCCGTCACCGAGCCCTGCTTCATGTGCGACCGGATGCGGAGGGCCAGCGGGTCCTCGAGGTTGAACGCGCCCTTGACCTTCAGGCCGCGCTCGTCCTCCTCGCCGGTGATGAGGCCGATGGGCTCGTCCACCTTGTGCGACCACAGCATGGGCCAGCCCTTGCCCTTGTTGTTCTTGATGGTGCGCTTGAAGGCGCCGGCCATGACGGTGTCGCCGTAGGAGTCGACGACCCCGAACACGGACGCGTAGCCGGTGAACGTGCCGGTACCCTCATCCATGCTCTCCAGGGTGAACTTGAAGTCCTTGGTCTCGGTCTTTTTCATGGTCATGCCCCCTTGTCCTTGCGCTCGAAGAACACGCTGTCCACTTCACCGCCCAGCAGGGCGTTGTGGAATACCTCGCCGGACATGATAACGAACGGGATGCCGCTGCCCTTTGGGAACGCCTTGCAGAAGACGGGCGGCCGTCCGTGCGGTTTGCTCGTCAGGTGCTTGCAGTCCCAGCAGCTGTCGCCTGGGCCCATCTTGTCCATCACTTTCCACCTTTCACTACCGTTACCTGCTTCGGGTCGAACACTACGACCCAGTTGCGGTCCGCGCCGGTAAAGACGTCGGCCGGGATAACGACGGAGTCGTGGCCCTTGCTCTTGAGGTACTCGGTTATCCTGGCGCCTCCGGTGAAATAGTCGTATTTGCCCTCGATGGCGGCCCGCTGCGCGTCGGGCAGGTTGCCCCACCACGAGGCCGAGTCGTTCCAGACGGCCTCGGTGTACCGGGCCGGGTTTTTGACGTTGACGCGCAGCTGCACGTTCATGTCGCCGTAGCCGCGCTCCTCGATGGTGCTCATGTAGACGCCCTTGCCGTAGGCGTCACCGTTTCCAACGATGAAGCCCTCCCTAGAAATGCGGTCAACCTGCGAGGCCATGCTGGTGTTGTGATTGAGCACGTCCTTGATTTCGCTGTTCTTGGCCCACTTGTCGGCCTCGTCCTGGCTCATCGACGGCTTCCACTCGACGGCCTCTTCCGCAGCCGGCGCCCGGGCGTCCAGGTCATCCTGCCTGACTACCGGGTACATCGAGCAGCGACAGCGGCAGACGTTGCCGGCAGAACCAGCAGGGTCGCCCGGGTGCATCATCTCTTCGCCGGTCTTCACGAACGGCTCGTCGAGCGGCACTTCCTCGCCGTCTGCCATGATGTGCTCCTCCCTCGAGGTGTCGAGCATCTGGCAGTTCCAGCCCTTGAGCTCCACGAACTCCGAGTCCTTGTAGCCCTCGAGCATGCCCCAGTTGTCGACCTTGACGGACTCTGTCTCGGCCCACAGCCGGGCCCGGTTGGGCGAGAACTCGTCGACCTGCTCCCAAATCTGCTGGGCGAAATGGTCGATGGTGGCGTTGCTGTCCTTGGCCGCCTGGAGCGTGTCGTAGACGATGCTGATGAGCGACTCGTTGACCTTGGTGCCCGAGTTGAACACCATGCGCTGGAGCTCTTCCTCCCGCGACGGCGTGAGGTTGAACATCCACTTGGGCGGCTTGGCCTTGGCTGTCAGCGGGCCCTCGACCTTGGACTCGTCCAGTATCTCGCCCCTGGTCGCCGACAGACCGGCCTGGCCAGAGCGCAGCGCGTGGTCGACGTACCACGGCTTGAACGTCTTGACGTAACGCTCCGACTCGGCCTTGACGTCGACCAGGTCCTGGGCCGAGATGGCTCCCACGGTCGGGTACCGCTTGACGCGGTCCCTTATCTCGTCGGCCTGCTTCATCATGTACCGGACGGCCATGGCATTGAAGCTCTTGGACCGGGCCCGGGTCCTGACATCGAAGGCGTCCCACAGCTTGGCCCGCCTGTTGTTGTCGGTCCAGAACGACTTGCGGAGGGCCTTGATGGCCCGCACTCCGGCGCTCTTCCTTTTTCTTCGCTTGGCCGGCTGCACGGGCTCCTCGTCGTCCTCGTCCTCTTCATCGTCCTGGCCGCCCCCGCCCGCGCCGGGTATCAGCGCATCAGGAATCGGCTCCGGCTCTGCCACGGCCTGGTCGAGCGGCACGTTGGTTATGGGCACGAACAACGTGTCGCCTTCGGTGAGCGGTTCGTACCCTGTCGCCTCGCGCTTGTCGTTGATGGTCAGCCAGTCGGCCACGGACAGGTAGGCGTACTTAGCGCCCCGGTCCTCCTGTAGCGCCTCGATGGCGTCGCGGTCGTAGTCGAGCCGCAGGCCCTTACCGAACAACGGCACCAGCCGGGCATTTAGCTCGTCCGTGTAGGTGTCCATGAGCGGCAGGATGGTCTCCTCGTACAGCGCCCGCCGCGCCTCCTTGTAGTTGTTGTAGGTCGTGGCCTCGGTATCGCCGAGCAGCATGGACGGCACGCCCATTACCGAGCAAATCTGGCGCATCGTGAACTTTTGGCCGTTCTGCCAGTCGATGTCCTTCGGGTTCATGGACATCTGCGTCCAGCTCGACTCGCCCTCGGTGATAATCCACTTGCCGGCGTTCTCGGGCCCGGCGTTGACCTGGTCGACCTCCTTGCGGAACTCCTCTTTTTGCTCCGGCGCCAGGCCCATCTTGAAGTTCATCATGCCGGCCGGCGTCATGAAGTTCTGGAGCAGCGACTTGTTCCAGCTCTTGGCCTGGTTCGAGATGTCGATGTCGCGGGCCGACACCTCGAGGCGCGAGAGGCCGTACCAGTCGTTGGTCGGGTGGAACTCGAGCAGGTGGATGATGTCCTCAGTGCGGAACGGCACCTTTTGGCTGGCGGCCGTGTACTCCCAATAGGCGATAGGGTTGCGCCAGTCGCCCGGTATGGCCCGCATGCGGTCGGGCCGCAACGAGTACAGGTAGGCGGGCGGGTACTTGCCGCCCTCCAGCCGGGTCATGCCCGAGCTCGCCATGTAGACGTAGCTGTTGCCGGCCAGGAGCTCGTAGGACAGCACCTTCTCGGTGAACACGAAGCCGCTGTCACGAGGGTTGGGCCGGGCCAGCAGGTCGAGCAGCGGGTTGTCGTAGATTTCCTTGCCCCCCTTGACGGAGGACAAAACCCAGTTGATGCGGGCGGCCGTGGACACGATGGTCTTAGTGCAGGCGAACACCACGGCCACGTTCTGATAGCCGGCCTCCGCGAGCTTGGCGTAGTCCTTCTTAGTCCAGATAGGTTGGCCGGGCGTTACGGTCGCGACCACGGCCCGGTTTGCCGGGTTGTCCTTGCGGAGCAGCTTGTTTACCCACCCCATGTTAGACTCCTGCCCTCATGGTCCAGATTTTGGACTGCGGCCTGGCGCAGCGCGTGAAGATGCCGTAGCGGACGGCCGACATAAGGTGGTCGTCGAAGGCCACGGGCTCGGACATGGGCTGCCCGCCCCGGTCTTTGCGCCAGCAGTAGCTGTCGTGTTCCTTTTTCAGGTTGTGCGAGCCGGTAACGATGTGGACTTTCTTTGACTTGATGAAGTCGATGCCCGCCCGCACCGAGTCCTGCCCCTTCTGCGCCGGCGCGGCATTCCACCCCAGGCGCCGCAGCTCCTCGATTGACTTGGGCTCGGCCGAGTCCCAATAGCTGGGCTCCCGCCTCTGCACCCCCAGCAGCTCCATTTCGCGGCTGAGGTCCTGGTTGGTGAGGTTCTTGGCGTATAGCAGCTCCTCGAGCCAGAACTCGTCGGCCTTGCGGTGGATGCGCACCAGGCCGGACGGGTCGACGCTGTAGCCGAAGTCGCCACCGAGGAACACGTCGTCGAACTTGGCGTCCTTCGGCAGGTCGGCGACGTCCCAGCTGAAAATCTGGCCAGAGCGGGCGGCCCACAGGCCGAGGCGGCTTATCTTCCACAGCGCCTCGTCCTGGTCCCTGAGCGCGTCCAGCTTGCCAGCGTAGGCCGCCCAGGTCTTAGGGTCCAGCCGCTTGAGCGGGTTGTCGTCGATGGTCGAGTTGTGGACGCGGGCGCCCGGGTACGGCGCCGCGCCGAAGAACGCGTCCTTGAGCCACCGCGCCTCGACCTCCTGCGGATTGAAGGTGAGCATTATCTGACGGTAGCTCGGGCCCGGCTCGCGCAGGCACAGGTCGAGCTTGAGGAAGTCGTCACGCGTAAGCTCCGTGGCCTCCTCAATCCAGGCACTCGTCATGCCGGTGAACGACTTGATTTTCTCCGGGTCGTCGAGGCCGACGAATACGAACTCGTACGGGCCGGCCGGGCCATGGGCCACGATGGTGTGGTCGGTCTTGTTGTAGTCGTAGGACACGCCGTTTTCGTCGAGGATGCGCTTGATGAGGAACACGACCGAATCGGAGCAGGTGCGCCGTATCTTGCGCACTACCAGGAACCGGTGGCCGGCCTCCTTTTCCCCGCGCACGAAGAGCTTGCGGCCGGCGAACTCGGACTTGCCAGAGCCGCGCCCTCCGCACATGACCAGGACGGGCGACTCGTCCCAGAGCAGCGGTTCGAAGGAGGAGCTGACTACTATTTCCATCCTAGACCTTCACGACCTTGATGGTTAGCTCGGTGTCCACCTTCATCTTGCCCGACAGGTCGAGCTGCTCCTTGCAGATGCCCAGGTGAGCGCAGAGTTTGTCCAGCGCCCGCTGCTTGTCGTTCAGCTTGACCGTCACCCGGTCGCCCTGCGGGCCCCGGCTCTCCGACACGCCCTCGAGGGCGCGGGTCGCGCCGGCAGGCATGTCCTCGAATCGCTTGAGCTTGGTGCCCGTCTTGCTCTGCTCGAGGTAGGCCGTCACGTCGGAAAAAGCGATGGTGGCCAGCTCCTCGAGCACGCGCTCGGCCGTGATGCTGGTCCGCTTGGACCGGGCGTCCTGCGCTTCCTTTAGCGCCGCCTTGACGCGTGGCCGGCGCAGTATCATCATGGCCCTGACGTTGGACTTCTTGGGCGAGTAACCGGCACGCACCGCTGCGGCCGCGCCGCACAGGTCGACGAGGTACTCTTCGACGAACCTCATCTCCCGTACTGTCAGCGGCCCCTCGCCCTTGGCAACCACGCTAACGCCTCGCCTTTTCGCTGGCTTCCTGCCGGACAGCGCATTCGGACAGCTTCTCGAGCACGTGGGCCATCTGCTTTATCAGCTGCGTCTGCAGCGTCATGTTCTCCTTGAGAGCGGAGCCGTCATCCTCGACACGCTCAA